AGGCTGCGGCCCGGCTGTTACACCGGGCCTAGAGTCAGAGGGTTGGTTGGTCGTAAATACCCTTTCTCGGTCACGTGGCATCACCTCACTTTCTTTCTCCGCGACGGCGAACGCGGCTTCGAGAGCACGGCGGGTGCCCCTTCGCGGCCACTCTCTGCCATTCGCGGCATGAAAAGCGGCGACTGCGGCTTCGATCATCTCATCATTCACTTGCATGGCATGGTTCCCTTCTTGGCTTCGGCGAGAGCCGCGCGGCCCGCGGCGGTGAGCCGCCAATATCCGTCGCTGAATGTAACGAGATCCGCACGCTTTGATTTTTGACGTGCTCGATCTTGCGAGCGGTTTGCGGGCAAACTTAATCCGATATCCTGAGGGGACGCTACGCCATCCCATCTGCGAAGTTAACGCAAAAACATCATTTGCTCTTGGGTAAGCGTCGCGATTCTCAATATCGGCTCCATCAAAGACGCGGAGGCGCTGATCTTGCCGTCTTTTATTTCGATCAATCCCGGCGACCGGAGCCGCGAGATATAGGTGCCGAAGGTGCCTCCGCTTTCGGTCATCTCAAGATCGGCGGCGAGTTCGGCGCGCGAGAGGGCGCCCGGATAAACCTCGGCAAGACGGCAAAGCATCTTCGAAGCTCCAGAAATGCGTTGCGCCCAAAACGCCACAAGCTCAGGTCCGGGCTGCGGAAGGCTCGGGATGTTCCCGCCTAGATCGGCGATCCCTTGTTCGGTCGCGTAGAACACGCCGTCGCGTTTTTCGATCCGCCCGGCTGTCTTAAGTCTCGAGAGATAGGTGCCCCATGTCCCGCCCGAGCGTTTCAAGCCAGCGGCGACCGCCCATTGCGCTTCCGTCATTCCGGCCGGGAAAGCTGATGCCAGCGCGGCCAAAGGATTGCGCTCGGCCCCAAGCGGCCGGCCGGCTTCTGCCCCATTGCCTGAATAGGCCCGAGGCTTCGCAGGGGCGACCGCTGGCTTGGGGCTCGGCGCGCGTGGGGGCGCCGGCAGCGGCGGCGCATGGCGCGGCTTGGCGGGCGCCGGAAGGCATTGCCGCGCGTATTCTTGGATATCTTGGAGCGCATCCGCGCGACCCGCCTGTAAGCCGTCAGTATAGCCGAATTCAAATCCGGCATCGTTGCCCTTTGCGTAGCCGCGCTGCTCGGCCGCCTCGATCGCCTTCGGATCAGGCGCAGTTATATTTTTGGTTATATTTTGCTGTGCCTTTTTCAGTTCGACCGTCAAGCGCGCAATCTCGATCTTGAGCGCCGTCGGATCGTTCGCCTTCGTCTCGGCTTCGATGGTCGAAAGCTTGTCCTTTAGAGCGCCGAGATCCAGCGGCTTCAGTGCGCGTGTCGCGCGCTTCTCCCCGCGCTTCGGCGCGCGCGAACTGTCGAACGTCTTCTTGAGCGGGAATTGCTCGGTTCTGAGAATGCCGTGCGAAGGAAGCCAGACGACGGCCTGCCCGAGCTTCAAGGTCGGCAGGGCCGCTTTGATCGCCTTACCCTGTGCTTGGTCGGCCTGACCTTCGATCCATGCATCCAGGGCGTTCCGATCCTGCGACGAGGTCATGGCAAAAGCTACCAATCCCCGCACCATGCTCAAGACATTCTTGTTGAGAACCGCAGATCGCTGAGTGATCAACCACGGGATGAATCCGTTGACGCGGCCACGCCGCACGATCTGCTCCATTCGGTTGAGAAGCTTCGTCTCGTCGTGTTGCGGCTTCTGCGGAGCGAACAGATCAGCCTCATCGACGATCAGATGAAAGAGATTGCCCCCTTTGGATTTTCGATACATCGCATCGAGGAACGCAGTCATGAATCGGATTTCTGACGCTTTGGTCGGAAGCTCGCTCAGATCGACGATGCAGCTCTCTGCGATCGAGGCAGCGGTTTCTCCTATCAAGGCCCCGGCATTTTCGGTCAGCGGAAGATCGCCGTGCGGGCCACCGAAGATCGCCACATTGTAAGGCGATGCGGTCTTTCCATCGGCCATGAGACGCAGCCCGTACCAAACCCCAAGCGGATCAATGACGACCACGCGTGCTTTTTGATCCATCAACCGCTCGACCGCCGTCGAAGCAGAATATGTTTTGCCGCTCCCAGATGTTCCGAGGATGCCCAGCCGATCATCCATCGCTTTGGCCGGAATCGGGAAGGCGGCATCTTTCTGGTGCTCGATCATTGGTGCATTCCGTTGCTGAAGGCCTGCCGCCGCAAACGCTCGCGGCGAAGGATTTCTTCGTCGACGTCGGGCTTGATCTCTTCGATGCGAAAGCCGGCGTCACGATAGGCATCGAAGCGGAGATGCCAACTCGGGAATTCGTCGGCGGAAAGATCAAGAAGTGCCCGGCCCATGTCGATGATGTGGAGTTCGATGTCCCAGCCTCTTGCACCGGACTGCAGCGGCTCTCGGCGGCGATATCTCGGGATAGGGTTCATCTCTTCCTCGGGATCTTTCGGCCTTTCGGCCAGCGACTCGCGCTCGTGATTTTCCTCTTCGGCTTACTCACCTGACCATCCGATCTAGCTGCTGCAGCCGCCCTGATTCGTTTTGCTTTGGCGATCCCATGCTTGTCGCTCCCAGCCTTAGTGTGCGGCTTGCCGTCGGTCTTAAGGGCATGAGCCTCAATCGAAAGCCATTGGAGATGGGAAGGATCATTTGCATCGGGAGTGAATTTTTCTGTGACCTCATCATATTCACGCAGGCCGAGGGGTGGCGTGTGATCGAGCCTTGCGGCCGCCCGCGTTAAGCCAATCTGCCGAAGCGCTACTTCGAGCTGGATGCTGAGAGGTGGTTGCGGCGGTCGCTTCAAAATAAAGATTGCCCTGCCATAGCTAACCAGACCGAACCAAACCCAACCGCGCCCAGGCCGACCATGCCAAACCACACCCGACCATAGCAGACCGGACGCAGCCCAACCGGAACGAACCTGACCTCGCCGAGCGATGCCCTGCTATACCAAACGCAGCCTAGCCTCACCAAACCGAAGCATTGCTAACCAATCCGCGCCAATGGCGGACCTAACCTTGCCGCACCTCACCCAATCCAACCGCGCCAAACCCCACCTAGCCGGATCCGGCCTAACCTAGCCGTTCCACACCAAGCCACATCATGCCGTAGCAAACCTTAGCTAGCCGTACCTTTCCCGACCGCTCCTGGCCTGAATTCTGTGATCCCGAATCGACCGTAAGTCGGGCGAAAATCTCCGACGCCGATCAAGCGACCGGCCATCTCAATCGTTTCGCGAAGAGAGTTCGGGTCGATGTATTCGGGAAGGTTGACCATCAGTTCAAAGGAAGCCTGCCAACCGGATTTCATTGCCGGTCGCGTGCGATTGATACCGTTCCGCTGGATCATCACGCGCCGCGTATCCAGATAATCCCACGTCGAGACGCCAAGCGAAGCATAGAGCGTCAGCGAGATCACGCCGGCCTTGTAGAGGTCCATCGCGGACTTGCGGGGCGAGCGCGGGTCTTGCCGATATTTCGCGGCATGGATAATTGCTTGCCTCAGATACTCGCCAGGGATGGCGAGTTCCCTGTTGTCGAGCCGATAGACGTAGCTTTCTATGTCGTCCGTTTTCTTGGCGGCGCTGTTCTTTGCCGCCTTTCCTTTTTCGGCGACGCTCTCGCAGTTCCATCGGTGGAACAAGAAATCAGACGCGCCTTGGATCGTTACGTTTACGGTGAAGGGCTCGCCGTAGGCGATGATCTCGTTGCCGCCCTTCGTCGGTTCGCAGATCGCGATTACTTTAGCAGGTGCCATAGCTCGTTCCCCAATCTTGCCTTTTAGGCAAAGGTCTCCGCCGCGCCCAGTCGGCTAAGCCTGGAAGCGCGTTCAAGGGTTGCTTTACGCAACACCGAGCACGACGGAGGTTCGATGATCGGAGTTGCGCTTCTATCGCGTTAGCCGCCGCGATTCGTAGAGACATTAAATCCAATATAATAAAAAGTCTACCCTCTAGACATCGCCGCTCGCCCAATTGCCGTAGAAGGATGCGGCAGCGCGTCTCATAAGGGATTCTGGGGCGGAGAAGGCGAGGCATCAGCGCATGTTGTCCGATGGCTCGACCGGACTAGATGTATTGACGCACGCCAAGCGTCGATATTTAGCCAGTGCGTCTCTGAGTGCTTCCTTCCTTTGCGAGACGAGACCAGGAGGAGCGCCCGGATAGAGGTCAAGCAGTAAATTGTTCGCGGCATTGTACAGATCATCGGCAGACGACGGATTCTCCGACATGCCCTCGCAGGCGGTCATCTTGAAATTATCTCGCTCATATTCGGCGACGGCGCGCCTCGCGACCTCTTCGATCAGGCGCTCTATCAGATCGGCTTCATTGATCATTTCAATCTCCAAAGTTTGAGTTTAAGCGTGATTCCCGGCTTCTTTCTTCAACTGGCTTGCCTTGACGCCGATCATCCCCGCCAGCGCTTCAAGCACGGCAGTGCTCGAAGCCTCGAAGTCGGCCTTACCCATCGCGTCTTCGGCCTGGGATTTCGCCCGTCGGACGATGATCTTCGATTTTGTCGCGCTGGTCTTGTGGACGGTGATCTTCGCGTAGGAATCTTCCGTCCGGATGAAGGCCCCGAGTCGTCTCGCTTGGACATGAGCATCGCGCCCTTCGAAATCGAATTCCTTCTCATCAAACCATCCGTTATCGATCAGCAGCCAGCGCCTCAGATGATCCGGCGTCGGGAAGCGGGCCGCGACATTCTCCGGCAGGTTGACGAATCCTTCTTGAACCGCCGCAAAGAAAAAGTTGTGATGCTTTCTGTTGCGGACCTCGTGCGGGACCAGAGGGTATTCCTCGTTCTCCGCAAATTGCTTTTTCGCCATGTTGGCGTAGCGCGGGAGCGGGTCCATTATCCAGCGTCGCGTCACTTGGCCGTAGTCATCGATGACGCTGACTTCATGCCAGCAAAAGAGAATCGGCAGGTTTTTCACCGGATCCTCCCCTTTGCTTTGACTCGCGCGACAAGCTTGCGGAGATCGTGCATGAAGGATTCGGCCGCATCTTGAAGCTCGCCGATATATTGCTCGTTCCTCTCGTTGCGGAACGACTTGCGCAGCGGGCATCCTTCATAGCCGATCTCTACATCGCACCAGCGGAGGCCCGTCACCCAAAGCTCGCCTTGCGCCTGTGGGACATGCTCGGTTGGGAAAAAGGCTTCGTTGTCGATCATTGCGACGAGAAGATCCGGCTGCATCGATTTGGCCTGGACGAGACCTTCCTCGCCGACGACGCCATCTGGCGAGCAGCCGATCACGAGATCTTCGCCCAATCGATTGCAGATCGTCCGGCGCACGAACCCGACCCGCTGGACATCGACGCCGCGCCGAAACGCATATCCGTCCAAGATGGCCGGCTCCTGCCGATTGCCGCGATCCATGGCGCCGTTGGCGTAGGTCTCCATCGGCAAGCCACTGATGATCTCGGCTGCGATTCGCCGCATCAAGATCGTTCGTGTTTTGGAATCGGCGTCGCGGCGCATGGCCGCGAAATTGCTGGCCGTCAGCGTGCCGCAGCGAAGCGCGAACCATTCCGCCGAACGCTGCTCGACGTCGAACCATTCGACTTTCCAGCCTTTGCCTTCATCGATTTTGAACGGCTCGATCACTTGCTGCGCTCGCCTTTCTCGGCCTCATATTGGCGGACCCAATTTACGGCCTCATCGAATCGAGAGGATGGAATGTCGCGCAGCGTTGCGGCTACTGGATGGGGTTTCGGGCGCGTCTTGTTGAGAACTTGCAAAAGGCCGCTCGGGGCCAATTCGGCTGCATCGCAGAACCCGATCAGTTTCCCGGCTTGCTCCTCGGTCAAAGGCTCGCCGACGACTATCGGACGCCCCGACGCCCAGCCGTCGTCGTCTTCCCCAACGATGACGAGGTTGAGAGCCACAGATGCGGTGAAGCGCCTCCCGTAGCTGCCGGCGGAGATCCATGCTTGTGAGGTGTTCTTGCTCCCGGTCGAATCTGCCCCCAGATCAATTGACGCCGGCTTCTCGGTATGCCCATAGCCCTTGAGCACAGCGATTATCCGGAGCTTCCCGTCGGGGAGCGTGGAAGTCTCATGCGTCAGCGATAATCCGTGTCTGTGAAGAACCGGAAGCACATTCTTCATCAGGGTTTCGTACTTCGCGTATTGCGTCTCCTGTTTATACGCCTTCCCCGTCGCGCGGCTGGTTCCCTCGACGGAGATCAGCCCATCTTTGGTGATCTGCGGAAGCTCGTCCTGCATGTCGACGAAATGCGCGTCGAAATCGGCCTTCGCTTGGCGATCGATCGCCCGCTCCCGCATGGCGAGAACGCGCTCCAGCTTGTCGACATCGGCATCTTTGTTGCAGACGATCCGTTCGACCATCAAGAAGAAGCCGGCGTTGTCGAAGGATGAGACCGTCGTGTCTGGAACGGGCGCCGGCAGTCGCGGGGGCGAGTAATGGATCGCCCCCTTGCGTTGACCTCCGCGTAACCGTTGAGGTACATCGGTGGCGGCCATATCGGGCCGATTATCGCCCGGAACTTTGTTGCCGACCTTGACTGATTCTCCTTCGAAAAGAGAAGCGGCCTCGATTTTGTCCGGCTTCTTCATTTCTCTGCCACTCCTCGTTTGAGCATCACTGTCCAGATGCGCTCGGCTGTTTCGTCGGCGCAGGTGATCAGGAATCTGTAGGGATCTTTATTGAATTCTGGATACCAAGGCGGATCGAACAACTCGTGAGAGTCGATCGATCGCAGGATTCGAAGGCCATTGTGGAACTCGCGGAATGTCATTCTTCGACCTCCGCGTGCGGATAGCCGCTGTTCGCGGAGAAGCGAAGAACGGCCTTCGGGACAAGCTGCGGGTTCTCGTCCATCGCCATTCCGAACGCCGCCCGGTCTTTCTTCGGCAGATAGCCGATGAAGAGGCCGCGTGCATGGACTTGGACGGCGAGCGGATCAAAGGCGTTGGCGGGTTCGCGTTCGAGCGTCAGCGGCTCGCCGGCCTTGAGCGTCTTGAGAAACGCTTCGGCTCCTTCGCGAAATTTGGTGCCGACGATGGGGTAAAGTGCTCTCATCGGAGGTTCTTTCTCAATCAATCTCGAAGCCGCCGCAGTCGCGCAAAAACTCGATGAATTCCGTGACGTCATTTTCTTCGAGCGGATATGCGGCCAGGTTCGGCCGGTTGAAGCCGCGGCCGTCGCAAGCGTTGCACGACCCGATTTGTCCGGCCCGCGGATGCGCTCCGCCCATCCATTTGGCGTCGGCCGGGATCTTGCACTCCGGCTGTCCGCTAGCGACGCCAATAGAATCACGCCGTGTCCCAGTTCCGCCGCACCACTCGCATGTCTCGTTTGGCAGCGACGCAAGCATGTCATCCCTAATCTTGACGTAAGTGCGTATGTCGCCGACATCGATCCTATCCTGCAAGGCAACCGCGAGATCTCGCGCGCCTGGACCATCCAGGCCGTCGCCATCATTCGATTGCCAGTGTTTGCAGAGCGCCGTTTCTTTCGGGCAGAGTATCGTCACGCATTGCGCGAGCGGTCGCCACCCCCAAATGTTGCGCCTGAAATACTTTCCGGCTTCGCTGGTCGGCTTCACGCCGTGAATGTCCATGCCCATCACGCCACCTTCGATTGCTTCACAAGGGAAAACCCATCCTGGAACGCGCCCGCATTCGCTCCGACATTTCTCGCACGAGCATTCGGTGATGTTCATCGCACGACCGCATAGCCGAGCAATGTGAAAATCTCCTCCAGGCGCGCCTGCTCCGCCGCTTTTTCTGCAGGGGTGCCGCGCCTAGCACCGCCGAACATGCTGGCCACCTCAATCGGAGGCATCTTTTTGGCTTTGAACCCGCAATAAGGACAGAATCCTACCTGGGAGCCATATTCATCGTTGCCGACCCAAAGAGTGTCATCTTCGTTCTCAATGCAGTCAGTGACGGCGTTGCCGTATCCAGCCTTCGGAGTTAATCCTTCACATTTATGAAGCGCGCCCATCACCGCACCACCGTCTTCTGCCGGCGACCGACCTCGGCACCGGACATCGCCTTGTTGAAGTTGTGGACTTTCGCCCATGCTCGGAGCGCCTTCTCCTTCGCCGCGTTGTCGACGAATGGCCAAAGAACTGCGGCGTCGAGCGCATCAAAATCTGTCACGACCGCATAGGACTCCGTCGCCATCGTCACCGTCGGGCCGTCTTCGACACGATGGCGGACAATATCCGCCGCCTTGGCGAAAGTCGCCACGCGGGCTTCCTGGGCCTTGTCGGCGGCAATTCCGGCTTCGGCCCTGGCCGCTGCCGCGTTCGTCTCGGAAAGGTCTGCAACGGCTTCCTTGGCGGCCTGCGTCTCCGGCTTGCGGGCGCGCTCGGCCGCCAGGCGATCCTCCTCGGCCGTGGCTGCGGCGACGGCGGCTTGGCGCGCGGCCTCTTCGGCTTCCCGGCGCGCCGCTTCTTCGACTTGGCGGCGAGCTTCCCGCTCGGCTGCGAGCTTGCGCTGATTCCAGTCATTGACGCGCTGTTGAAGGACATCGGCCGCGCCAGGCCGGTTTGCCGTTACGCGGCGGGCGATCTTATCGATCAGCCCAAAGAAGAAATTGTCGGCGCTCTGCGAGGAACGGAAATATGGCGCCTTCTCGGTTTCGCGGGCGGTATCGAGGGCGCGCCCGAGATCTCGAAGGTCTTTGATGATCTTCGCCGCCTCCCCCATTGTCGCGTCGTCTTCGATGACTTTGGGAATGTCGCGCGCGCGGTCGAGAAGTTCCGTTACTTGGTCGAGCCGATCTCGATAATGCTCGTTGAGATAGACGGTGACCTGCTCTGGAAGTTCGACGCGGGCCTGCGAGATTTGCTCGGGCAACGGCGGATTATTATGTCCGAGGCCAGCTGGTGTTTGGTCATTCACGGTTTTCATCCTTGCGGTTGGATCGCGAGATTATGACGCTCGTCGCGCTCCAGATATTCGACATAACGAGAAGCGCCCAGAATGGGAGATGGTCGCTCGGCGTGAAAATGTTTGCCACGATCGCCATCATGAAGAATCCAATGGAAAGTGCTATGCTCATCTGCGGCCCTCTTTCGGAAAACGCTCACGATTCGTTGTGCAACTCGTTTTCTGACCGCATGTGTGCTGCGCTGGCACGCGCTGCGGCGGCAACCGCTTCGCCAAAATTGCCGCCGAAGATCATGGATTGCGCGGCGGAAGGAGAGGTCATGGGAACGGCTCCAGCGGTTGATCGGCGCGGATATAAAGGGGGTGGCGGGGCTCGCGATTCGTCGTGCGCCCAAGACACACAAGCGCGGCACCTTCCGCCTTGAGAATGCCTACGGCACGCCGTCCCGCATAGCTAAATCTGCCGGATCGACCCGCACCCCACGCGCAAACAATGAGCTTCGCCGTCTTGGCTACAGTTCGGATTGCTTCATCATTGCCGGGGCCGATAGGATCGGCCGCCTTGAGAAGCTGCACTGGCTGAATCGCGCGAAATCCGAAGATGTTGGCAACGATAATCCCACTCAGATTTTCGCGCCGCGCGAATCCCATGCATCTGCGAATCGTCGGATCGTCAATCGACGCATCGGCAGTAGATGGATTGAGCATGACGAAGCCGAGCATATCGCCATCGGCCCATCTACGTGTGAGAAGATAGCGATAGAGGCCGCAGGAAGAAATGTCGGCGGTTTTTTCGATCGCCAATTGCATCGGATCGGATTGCTGGAGCGCGGTGATCATGGCTGCGCTCCCGTCGTGTTTCTCGGCTTCGTCTTTGTCGGCCAATCGTGGAGGGTATTAAGCCCTTCCGCGAAACACCAAATGAACGGTGCTGTGCCGGACGAATAGCTGCAATAGCAGAGCGATCCTTCAACGCTGGTCACCTTTCCAGCAACCTTCCCCTCGTAAGTGACCTCCTGGCCGACACGCGGTCTGTGCGCGGCGAAAATCTGACTTGCATCGCTCATAGCTGCGCTCCGAGAGCTTCGGCGATGGCGGCGCGGACATAATCGGCTAAAGCAAGCATGTCGCGGGGCAGGATTTGCGCGCAATCATCCTCGCTTGTATATGCACTCAAGCTTTCAAGAACAGTACGTAGCTTCCGCTCAACTTCATCCGTCGAAGGCTGCGGCCCGGCTGTTACACCGGGCCTAGAGTCAGAGGGTTGGTTGGTCGTAAATACCCTTTCTCGGTCACGTGGCATCACCTCACTTTCTTTCTCCGCGACGGCGAACG